GTTTCTGACAACATCGTCAGCATCACTACTGTGGGTGACAACATTGCTGCGGTTAATGCTGTTTACGTTAACCTGACAGCAATCCAGAACTGCGACACAAACATGGCGGCTATTATTGCCGCTCCTTCTGCCGCTTCTGCCGCTGCTGCCAGTGCTGCCGCTGCTCTTGCTTCGCAAACTGCTGCCGCAAGTTCTGCCTCTGCCGCATCAACATCTGCTACAAACGCAGCTTCCAGCGCCTCTGCTGCCAGCACAAGTGCAACAAATGCAGCCTCTTCTGCAACTGCTGCCGCATCTTCTGCTTCTTCTGCCTCAAGCTCTGCTTCTGCCGCATCTTCTAGCGCAACGGCTGCTGCCGCATCACAAACTGCTGCCGCTGGTAGCGCAACATCTGCTGCTTCGTCTGCTACAGCTGCCGCATCAAGTGCCAGCAACGCCGCAACATCTGCCACTGCTGCTGCTACCTCCGCAACTAATGCTGCAAATAGCGCAAGTAATGCCGCAATTAGCGAGGCAAATGCATCTGCTTCCGAGTTGGCTGCTGCTACAAGTGCCACTAACGCACTCAATAGCGAGACTGCTGCTGCCGCAAGTGAGACAAATGCTGCAAGTTCTGCCTCTGCTGCCTTGGCATCCCAAACAGCCGCTGCCGCTTCTCAAGTTGCTGCTGCCTCTTCTGAAGCCGCAGCTGCTTCTAGCGCATCTGCTGCCAGCGCATCTGCCAGTGCCGCAGCTACTAGCGAAACAAATGCTGCAACTTCTGCCGCAGCCGCTTTGGTGTCTGAAACCAACACCGCAGCACTGTACGACAACTTTGATGACCGCTACCTTGGTCCAAAGAGTTCTGACCCAACTACCGACAATGACGGAAATCCTTTATTGGTTGGTGCTCTGTATTGGAACGATGTTTCTAATGTGATGAAGGCGTACTCTGGTACTACTTGGGAGGCTGCTTACGCCCCAGTATCAGGCTACATGAAGGCATCGCTGTCTGCGACCGATAACGCAATCGTTCGTTTTGACGGCACAACTGGTGACATGGTTCAGAACTCCCAAGTCACTATTGATGACAATGGTGAGATTGCAGGCGTCAATTCGATTGCTTTTGACCTGACTCCTGCTGTTGTTCCTACTGCTCCTGGTTCTTTGTACTGGGATGCTGCTGATGGCAACCAGACTCTGTCTTTGGTGATGGCTGACGGCGCTGCTACACAGCAGATTGGCGAAGAGCAATACTTCCGCATCAAGGCATCTTCTGCCATCACAAACGGTCAGGTTGTCATGTTCACCGGTACTGTTGGTGCAAGCGGTGGTTTGACTGGCGCTCCTGCAACTGGGTTGACAGCATCTACAGCCTCTTATGTCATGGGTATTGCAACTCAAGACATTGCGCACAACGGCTGGGGCTATGTAACCTCTTTTGGTTTAGTTCGCCAACTTAATACATCTGCTTTTACTGCCGGACAAATTCTGTATCTTGACCCGACAGTTGCTGGTGGCCTGACTGCTACTGAGCCTGTTGCCCCCAATCCAAAAGTCATTGTTTGCGCTTGTGTTTATTCAAGTGCTTCAAATGGTTCTTTGTTTGTTCGCCCTGCTTTTGGTGGCAAATTAGGCCAGTTTGAGGGTGATGTAGAAATTAATTCTGCGACAACCAATGACTCGCTGTTTTACAACGGCGTCCACTGGGAAAACTACGCTCCGTCTGCCGCTCGTACGGCGCTCGGTCTTGGTACCGCAGCTGTTTTGAATGCCGCGTCTGCAAACGGTGTTGCAACCCTTGATGCTGGTGGCACCATTCCTTTGTCTCAGATTCCTGCATCCCTGCAAGGTGGTGTCAGCTATCAAGGCACATGGAATGCTTCCACCAACACCCCGACACTGACTTCCAGCGTTGGCTCCAAAGGCTATTACTACGTTGTCAGCGTTGCCGGTAGCACCAACCTGAACGGTGTTACCGACTGGGTTGTTGGTGACTGGGCTATCTTTAACGGTACTGCTTGGGAAAAAGTAGACAACACCGAGTCTGTTACATCTGTTAACGGCTACACCGGCGCTGTCGTTTTGACCAACACAGATGTCGGCGCTCCTACAACGACTGGTACTGGCGCATCTGGCACCTGGGGCATCAGCATTACGGGTTCTGCACCCACTTTGACCACTGGACGTACCATTGCCATGACCGGCGATGTTTCGTACACCAGCGGCAGTTTTAATGGCTCTGCAAACGTAACCGGCACTGCCACACTGGCAAACAGTGGTGTAACTGCTGGCACCTACGGTTCTAGTACTCAAATCCCGGTCGTCACTGTTGATGCCAAAGGTCGAGTGACTTCCGCATCTACAAGTTCTATCACTGTTGGTGACGGTACTTTAACGGTGTCTGGTGGAACCGGCTTGAGTGGTTCTGGCACGTTTACTGCCAACCAAGGCACAAACACCACCATCACGCTCACAAACGCTGATCCTGGTAGTTCTCAAGCCATCTTTAAGAATGTGGCTGTGTCTGGTCAAACAACCATCGTTGCAGACACCAACAATGACACATTGACTGTTGCTGCTGGTACTGGTGTGTCTTTGACTACTGATGCAGCAACTGACACCCTGACTATCACCAACAGCGCGCCTGACCAAACGGTTGCTTTGTCTTCTGGTACCGGCATCAGCGTATCTGGGACCTACCCCAACTTCACCATTACCAACACCAGTCCTTCGTCTGGCGGCACGGTGACTTCTGTTGCAACGTCTGGTGCTATCACTGGCGGCACGATTACCACTACCGGTACGATCAGCCACAGCACTGCTGACGGCTACTTGCACGTTCCTGCAACAAGCACAACCAATAACGGTAAGGTGCTGACGGCGGGCGCTACGGCAGGTTCTTTGTCTTGGCAAACTCCGACAACGGGTACCGTAACCAGCGTGTCTGGTACTGGTTCTTATGGTGGTTTGACATTGAGTGGCACGGTTACCTCTTCTGGTAGCCTGACGCTTGGCGGAACGCCTACTGGCACTTGGCCGATTTCTGTGAGTGGGAATGCAGCAACCGCTACAAGTGCTACGTCTGCGACAAGTGCGACAACAGCCGCAAACTTATCGGGTGGAAATCAGACGGGTTCTTATGAAGTAACGGCAGGGCAATACAACCGATGGGGAAGCGCGAATCAGACAGACAGCAACGATGGCAAGATCGGTGCGGCTCTTTTTGCTTCCGGGCTTAACATTGTTGGTACGCAAACAACGGCTGGCACCGGTCGCCAGATTCGTTTGTGGGGTTCGTTGATTGATAGTGCAGGCACGGCTTATGTGTATAACAGCGGTACATGGAGCATCTCAATCAACGGAAGTGCAGCCACACTGACAACTGGCCGCACCATTGGAATGACCGGTGATGTCACTTGGACATCCGCCTCGTTCAACGGTTCGGCCAACGTCACTGGAACTGCAACTCTTGCCAACAGCGGCGTCACGGCTGGGTCTTACGGTTCTGCATCTGCTGTTCCAGTTGTGACTGTTGATGCAAAAGGTCGTGTCACCAGCCTGACGACCGCCGCTGTATCTGGTGGTCAGTACTTTGGTTCTGCAGCTGTTAAGGCCATTGCTTACAACTCTGCAACAATTGCGGAAAACGTCACTGTTACCGCTGGCAACAACGGCTTGAGCGCAGGACCTGTGTCCATTTCTACAGGTTTTGCCGTGACGGTGGAAACTGGTGCAAACTGGGTCATTGTTTAAGGATTACCAATCAACATGAGCAACTACACAAGACTCAGAACGCCTTTCACGGCAATGTCGTTTACTCCTGATGTCCCCAGTAATGCTCTGGGGCCAAATGAGTACAACTCTGGCTTGAACGTGGAAGCTGATGTCCGTGGCATCAAGAAAATTGGTGGAGAAGAAGAGATTCTTTCCACCATCCCCGGCAACGTAGTGTTCGTTGAAGGCGGCTTCCGAAGTGAAGCTACTTGGGTTTACATTGCTGCAACCCGTGAAGGAAAATGGTATTTGCTGACTGCTGGTGGCATTACCAACATCACACCTGGTGTCAGTGGCAACCCCAACATTTCTTTGTCTGGCTACTCCGACAACGTAAACATCACGACCTCTTGGGTTGGCAATGTGTTCTTCATCAATGATGGACTGCGCAACCCGATGTATTTCCTGCCAACAGCAACGGAAATTGCCATCACAACTGATGCCTCTTGGAACTACACTCCCGGCGTTACGGCTACTCGTGCTGGTTTTGTGCGCAACTTCTGTTCTCCTAACGTAGGCAACATCCTGATTGCCGGCAACCTGACGGAAGACCTGCCGGGTGGTGTAACTCAGAACTACCCGACAACCATTCGTTGGTCGCAGGCTTTTGCCAATATGGGCATTCCTGACACATGGACACCTACCCTGACCAACGTAGCCAACGAACAAGAAGTACCTGTCCGTGGTCCTTTGATAGATGGCTTCTTCCTTGGTGCCAACTTCTACCTGTGTTCCTATTGGGACACGGTTGTCATGTCTCCTATTGCCTACCAAAATAGCACAGCACCCATCTTTGGTGTTCGTCTGTTCAACCAAGGCCGTGGGTTGATCAACAACAACTGCTGGTCCAATACTGATGCAAGCGTTTACGGCGTAGACAGCCGTGACATTTGGGTCTTTGATGGCTCCAACTTTGCGCCTCTTGGCAACCAGAAGGTCCGTGATTACTTTTACGCCAACCTGTCTCCAACGTATTCTGATCGTGTGTTCATGATCAACAATACTCAGAAGAACCAGATCGAGATTTACTATCCTGACCTGAACTCTACTGGCTGGTGTAACCGCATGATTTCATGGCGTTATGACCTGCAACTTTGGAATGCTCCCAAAGAGATTGCCAACGCTTGCATGGGAACTGAAGGACCAGTGTTTACTGGCGGCAACTTCAAATACGCTTCCCGCACGGTTGTGTACGCACAAGGTGCTACGCCATCATCCAAAATAGTCCAAACCAACCGGACAAATGCTTTCCGTGGTCAGGCTATCCAAACCCTGTTTGAGCGTACAAACCTGTCGTTCCAGACGGAGAATGGTCCTGTTCCATATTCGTCCAAGGTGTACACACACCGTGTCCTGCCGGAAGTTGCTGGTACAGGCAACATTGCAATCACTGTTGGCGGTGCAAACTCTACCCAGCAAACGCCTACTTATGGCCAGACTGGCTTGGTGACGATTGACACGAACAATCCTTGGGTGACAACGCAACAAAACGCTGTTCGTACGACCTCAGTAAAAGTAGAATCGTATGACGCTACAGATACTTGGAATCTGACTGCGCTCAACTGGCAAGCCACTATTGTTGAGGATGCGTTCTAATGCCTTTCTTTCTTGACGGCAATCCATCCCCGAGCGAAATCTCGGAAGCGATTAATTACATCCTTGCGAACCTAGACAATGGTACGCCAGCAGGGTCGTATACCGTTTCCAACAATCCGACAACCGGATTTGTTTCCAATTCGTTTGGCGACATCCTTGAGTACCAGTACCGATACTTGGACATCAAGTATGCGGACAACAACTCCGGATTGAACTTCTCTGACAATCCATACGGTCGTCAGTACTTTGGCATTCGCAACTCAAGCCAGCCAACAGAAAGCACCAATCCTGCTGACTACACCTGGTTCCAAGCAACCGGCGGGTTTGGCACGGACAAGGTTCTGTGGATTTCTGTTACCGGCGGTCGACATGTCGCCTATGCCGTCAGCCAAGACGCGCCTGACACGAGTGAAACATGGCAGGTTGCTCCCGTCCCAGCCGTAGACCTTGACAACCCGTTTGCAACGTACAAGCAGTACATGACTGTCCGTTTTGCCACGGATTCGATTGGCACAGGGTTTTCTGCAAGTCCGACAAACGCCAAGTTCTACGGTGTATATACAAGCGATGATGACACCTCGTCTACAGACCCTGCTGATTACGCATGGTCACCGTATGACTTTGGGACAACATACAACCTGTACTATCGTACATTTGGTGGTCGCAATATCTCGTTGCTGCCCTCGACCTATCAGCCCATTGGGTACATCCCGTACGCTGATTTGGTAATCAACCTTGATGTTCAGACTGTATCGTCTGTCACTACGATTGGCATCATCAGTGCCAGCCCCCTGATTGTTCAGTCGCCGTACCGTTACCTGATTGTTCGGTATGCGGATGATGCTGTTGGTACCAATTCCAGCACAGACCCCACTGGCAAGACGTACATGGGCCTTCAGGCGTCTGAAATCCTGATTATTGACCCAAATGCAGCGGATTACACTTGGTTCCCTGTTGGTGCTGAATTAATCAACGACACGGATATTTGGGCACGAGTATCCGCCGACAACATCGTTCAATTCAGTTACGGTTTTGATTCTCCAGATGTTTCTGGATGGACCAACATCACTGACCAGCCCAATGTTGGATCGCCGTATATTGACGTATACGCCCGTCCAGGCGTGGTTGTGACCAACATTTCGTCCCCAACAGATGGTCGCCTTGGCTACTCTGTTGTTAATGCCAATGGTGTTCTAAACCTGAACCTTGACCCATACGGTCAGGGCGCAAACTCCGGCGGCTTCAACATTGATGTGTTATCCACAGCCAATATTGCTGTTGACCAATTTGGACGTATTGTTCAAGTTGGCGCTCGTGATGAGGTGCGATACAGCGCATTGGTAACCTCTGCTACCGCAGGCCAAACAGTATTTACCATATCCAACTACCAAACAGACCAAGTTCTCGTATTTCGCAATGGCGCATTCTTGGTCCCCGGTACAGATTTCACCAGAAATGCATCATCAGTCACGCTGACAAATGCTTGTACTCTTAATGATGTAGTACAGATTTATTACATTCGTTTGATTGATGGCACTACATCCAATGATAAAGTGCCGTTTACTGTGACATCAGTTGATTTGACAGCTGGTCAAACAGTTATCTCTTCTACAGCGCCAGAAGGTTCAGAGTTTTTGTTTATTAATGGCTGTCTTATTGTCGATACGGATTATTCGTATTTGGGCAGTAATACCGGATATGTATTAAGTACACCCGCCACTGGTGGTAAAGCCACTATTGTGACTTTTGCATATACATCATCCAATGTGTTGATTTTCAATGAAAACTACACAGAAACTACCATTGGAACAACTGATGTTGCATTCCCGACAGCTTTTTATCGGAATTCATCGTTAATCTGGATTAATGGCGCATTAATGCGTCCATCTACGGATTACACTGTTCCAGGCGTAGCCGATCTTAGCTACAATTACACATCGTCAGGGTTTTTGAATTACTCTGGCCAGCCTTCACAGTTTCTGTCTTTCAACAGTGTTGGCTCTGCCTCCTCGTTTGGTCTTGGCTCCGCAGGCACACTTGGGTATGATATGCCGGTAGAGATAGAACAAAAGCCAACAATCAAAGACCTCTTTGATGCCATGCAGGCTCAAATTGATGATCTGAAACTGCAACTGGAGCAGGTAAAGAAATGACGCAAGCAGTCAATCTGGCAAACTTTGCCAACAGTCTCAATAGCTCGGGTCAAGTGGACCCCTCCGCTATTAGCTCTCCTGTCCCAGTTTCAAAAGGTGGCACTGGCTCTTCTACTGCCGCTACAGCACGAACAGCACTGGGCATTGGTACTGTCGGTACTTTGAACCTGGTTACGGACACATATTTGGATGCCACTGGTGTTACTGCCGGTACATATGGTTCGACATCTGCTGTTCCTGTGGTTACTGTTACCAGTAAAGGTCGCGTAACTTCTGTCAGCACGGTATCTGTTTCTGGTGGTCAGTTTATTGGAACGGCTGCTGTAAAAGCAATTGCTTTTAACGCACAAACCATTTCTGAAGACCTCACGATTGGATCGACTCAAAACGGTTTGAGTTCTGGTCCAATTACGATTAATGACGGATACACTGTAACTATCGAAACCGGTGGTTACTGGAACATCGTTTAAGGAGAAATCATGGCTGGAACAGTTGTTGTAGATGCGGTCAAGTCGAGTACGACTGGCGCACCTACTTTTCAAAATACGAGTGGTACTGAGATTGGTCAGTTGTGCCGGGCTTGGGTGAACTTTAACGGTACTGGTACTGTTGCAATCCGTGCTTCGTTCAACGTGTCGTCAATTACTGACTTGGGTACTGGTCAGTACAGAGTCAACTTCGCTAATCCCATGCCTGACGCAAACTATGCTGCGTTTGCATCAGCAGGGGCTGATGGCGCTGGCTCGGCAATTATTTACAACACGTTTTATAACGAAGCACATACATCTGCTGGCTTTAGGTTTATAACCACACAATTAAATGGCGCAGACACCGATTACACAAACGTAATGGTTTCTGTCTTCCGCTGAAAGGACATTATCATGGCAGGAACAGTTTACCTCGTAACAAACAAGATCAACGGAAAGCAGTACGTTGGTCAAACTGTTGTTGCTGGTAATTCTGTGGGTCATGGTTTGCTGGTTTCTGCTGCTTACAAAAAGTATGGCAAAGACGCTTTCTCATATGAAGTGATTTGTGGTGGGTTTGAAAAAAAACTTTCCCTCGACTTTGCAGAACGATTTTGGATTGGCGTGTTTGATTGCCAAGAGCCAAACGGATACAACATTTCATCCGGAGGCAATGGCAAGGGGAAAACGGCAGAAAGCACAAAGCAAAAATTGCGTCTTGCAAATATTGGCAAAAAGCATTCAGAAAAAACTATTGCTTTGATGAAAGAGGCAAGAAAAAATGTGTCTGTTGAAAGCCGTATGAAAATGTCTGAGGCAAGAAAAGGACGAGTTTTTTCAGAAGAAACCCGCAAAAAAATTGCTGATGGCAATACAGGTAAAGTTGTTTCTGCGGAGACTCGAATGAAAATTGCTAAGTTCAATATTGGCAAAGTTGTTTCTGAAGAAACTCGTATTAAACTATCCGAAGCCGCAAAACGGCAATGGAGCAAAAAGAAAGGAGCCGCATAATGGCCGGAACCCTTACGATAGGAACTTTGTCCGATGGGACAAACAGCACCAGCAGCACCAATGCGATCATGGGGTCTGCAAAGGCTTGGGTGAACTTTAACGGGACTGGCACTGTTGCCATTCGTGCGTCATACAACGTGTCGAGCATTACGGATAACGGAACCGGCGATTACACCGTGAACTTTACGACGGCGATGTCTGATACGAATTATTCAGTCACCACTGGAGGGGCGTTTGCTCCGGGAGTTAACTTTAACTTGGCAGTGCCATTTGCTGCGGGTGGCGGCAGTATTACAGAATCTGCGCCAACCACTTCATCTTTTAGGATGACAACAACTCAGCCGAACGGTGCTGCTGTCGACTGTAAATATGTCACTGTCTCCGTCTTCCGTTAATCAACAAGGAACAAATTCATGAAAAACGTCATCATCTTCACAAACGACAACGGCGGAGTATCCGTCTGCATCCCCACTGGCGAACTGCCCATTGAGCAAGTTCAGTCCAAGGACATCCCTGCTGGCAAACAGTCCTACATCGTTGACATGGCATCTCTGCCAGAAGACGACAACGACTTCTTTGACGCTTGGGAGCAAACCAAAGGCGTAGTGACCGTAAACATCGCCAAGGCCAAGGAACTGACCAAAGCCCGTCTGCGCCGTGAACGTGAGCCTCTGTTGGCTGCTCAGGATGTCCTGTTCCAACGTGCGCTGGAAGCAGGTAGCGACACCACTGCAATCGTGGCAGAAAAGAACCGCCTGCGTGACATCACTGCCTTGGCTGATGCTGAGACTACGCTGGCTGGCCTTCGTGCTCTCAAGGCTTGATAGGGGAACACCATGACAATGGTAATTTCTGGAACAAGTGGCGTTACGTTTCCTGATGCGTCAACGCAGTCTGTTGCTGCTGGCGCACCAACCACAGCGCAAGTATTGAGCGCAACTGCTGGCGCATCTGTGGGTGCGGTTGGTACATACGCACAATGTTCTACAACAAATGCAAGCCAGTATGTTCCGGGAGCAACAATAGCAGGAAGCAGTTTGCGATATACGCAGCCAGTGAACTATAGTCCCGTTCAGTGTGGGTCATACTACCCTACCACAACAGGCGGTGATCCAAGATATAACTCTAATATCCCTGCTGGAACGTGGAGATGTATGGGGTATATAGTAGGAGGCGCTTTTCAAACTACTATGTGGCTGCGTATTTCTTGAAAGGACAAAAAATGCAAGCAACTCTCACTTCGCTAACAAATCCAGTTTGGGCAAACTCAGAACACACGCGTATTGATTGTGCAATCACTACTTCTCAGTTTGGTGATGAACAACTCCCGTTCACTGCCGACAAAAACGATGTAGAAGCACACGGGCGTTCAATCTTTGCCTCTATCGTTGCAGGTGAGTACGGGCCGATTGGTGATTATGTCGCTCCACCTGACCCTGCACAAAATCAGCCTACGGTTGAAGGCGCACAAACGCTATGACAATCGCAATAGCGCCACGTTTTGCCATAACGCAAGACGGGTCTTCGATAAACGTGTATCACGCCAACGCAGGCGATGGTCTGCCAAAGCATGAGCACGTTTATTCACATTTGACTATCTGCGCTGCTGGTTCAATCGTTGTCCGCAAGGAAGACATCGAACACCGGATGGACAAGAACAGCCAGCCAGTAAACCTCAAGCCAAACGAATGGCATGAAATTGAGGCGTTGGAAGACGGAACGGTGTTCATCAACGTGTTTGCTGAAGGTAAGTATTAATCATGGGCGCTCCTACCGCACAAGTTCAGTCTCCACTACAACCTAGCGGTAAGGGTGGGGCAATTACAACCCCATCTCAGTCTGGTCAACCATCAATTGGTAGACCAAACACCTATGCAAATACAGTAGGTCCGTGGGATAATTCAACCAATAGCACTCAAATGCCCTTCAAGGGTAAGGGTAAAGGAGCTTAATCATGGGCGGTGGAAAAGGTTCTAGTACCACTACGGTACAAATGACGCCAGAGCAACGACAGTTGCTTCAGGCTCAAACAGATTTCCTGACAAACACAGCATTTCCGGCATACACAAGCACTGTTGGCGGGGCTAAGACTGCCTATGAGCAAACTGCTCCTGCCGCTACTCAGGCTGCTGAAAATGCCATGAACGTGTCAAACATTGCTGGTGCTATTCAAGGCGCTGGTGGTGCTATGGCCTACGGTCAAGGTCTTTCTGGCCTGCAAAACCTGTTTAGCGACCAATTCAAGCAAGAACAGATTCAAGCTGCTCTACAGCCTGCAACCGAGCAAGTTCGTGAAGAAATGAACCAGCAAGGCGCTTTATTTGGCGGTGCTGGTGGTTTGGGTTCTGCTCGTCAGGCTTTGGCATCTCGCAACCTAGCAAGCCTTAGTGAAGCTCGTCTTGGCAACATTGCTGCTCAAGTATCTGGCAACGTGGAAAGCCAACGTCAAGCCGCTGCGAATGCGCTTCTTGGTGCCGGTCAAGCTGGCCTGTCTGCCGCTCAACAGTCTGCTGCCGCAAACATTGGCTATGCTCAGACTCCGCAAGACATTTACAGCAAGTATGCGTCTGTGGTGTTTGGTGTTCCTCAAGGCAATACAACGCCAAACTTCCAAGGTACTCAAAGCACTTCTACAAGCGGCAAAGGCTTTAACATTCAAGCACCTAAGTGGGGTTGATTATGAGCGGCTGGTCAGTTGAAGATTTAATGAAGCATTTGAAGCCTGGTGATCAGGCTCAAACCACGTTGCCCAACTCTCCTACGGACTACGGCAACTGGCAGCGTTATGCTGGCTTCAATCCTAATGCTGGCGGTCTTCAAGGCAATATGGCAAATCCTGCCAACTTTGGTTCTTTCCAGCAATTTGCAAACATGGGCAATACCGGCGCTGCTGTTCCTCCTGTTGCACAACAACAACCGGTTGCCCCTACGGCTGGTCAAGCAGGTGAGCGATTTGGTCAAGTTATGGACCAACTCAAACAAGGCAACATTGGTGATGCTGTCCGCACATATCAATACGGCCCAAAACCGATGGCTCCTGTTGTAAAACCTGCTGCAACTCCTGGCGCCCCAGTGCAACAAGATCAAGACATGATGTCTATGGAATTTGGAGATTAATATGCCTCAAGTAGCAGATACACCAGTTGCACCTCCAGAAGCTGACCTTGGCACTATTGGCGTTGTTGCCCGTGGTGTTGCTCCGGGTGCGTCTGCTGATGACCGCATTCTCTCTGCTGACACGATTCGTCAGAAAGCAATCCAAGACAGCCAGTCATCTAACGTCAACACTGAAACTCAGTGGGCACCTGCCATCATGGCTTTCTTTGGCGGTAATGCAAAAGAGGCCCTGAAATACTTCAATGGTGGACCTACCAAAGTTGAAGAGGCTTACCATCCTACGCTTGGCAAGTTCCTCAAGGAATACAACGCTCGTGGCGTTACTGGACGAGTGTTTGTTCAAGAGGGTGACAAACAGATTCCTCTGGACAACAAGACTATTGCCGATATTGATCGTGCTGGTGGTCTAATCAGCCAGTCCGACCTGACCGCAATGCAATCTGCTCCTTGGTCTGCTGCCAACGAGACTGCCAAGTTGCAACGTACTGGTCTGGCCAAGCCTGTGCTGGCGCAATACGAGAAGTCCAACCAAGCCGCAATTGCTGGCACCTCGATGCGCAATTCGGTTGAAGGTCGCCGTTCACTGTTGCTAGACCCAAGCATGAAAGATGTGTTTGGGGCCATCTCCAAACTGTCTCCGGAAATGCGTCAACGTGTCTTGGGCATGGTGATGATGCAGTCTGGCAAGACTACTGGCACCACACAGAACGTGGAGCGTGGTGCTACTGGTTCTGCCAATATCCAAACAAACGTACAAGGCGGTGGAAATCTGTCTGGTGGCGTTGGTGGTGCTGGCGCAGTTCCTCCTACTGGCCCTCTGGCTGGTGTTGCACCGGGCCTTAATGCTGGCGCAAGCATCTCTGGTGGTCAGAGCAAGAACGTGGGGGCTACTGGCCGCTACGGCGAGGCTGTTGGTGTCACTGGAGGTACATCTGAGAGCATTCAGGCAAACGTCCAGTCTGAAATCAATCGTATCCTTCAGGGTGCAATTCAGACTCCTGAGCAGTTTACTAAGCTGCAAAAAGCTATTCAGCTTGGCAGCTTGATTGATGAGCAGTTGGCCAACCAGAAGCCTGAAGACATGGCTCCAGGTGCATCTGCAATTGCTCCTTTGAACCCGATTCTGAGCAGCCGTCAGGATGTGGTCGAGAACGACATTCAAACCTTGCGCAACAACTCTCTGAGCGTTGCATGGAATGCATATCTTGCCAAAGCTATCCACGAAGACATGCGCAATTCTGAGCCGCAAGCATTGGATGCGCTGCGTGAAAAGTTCATGAAGACTCGCACATTCAGCGCAATCCAAAGAACGTATGACCGTGACTTGGGACGCGCTCGTGGTGAAAATGTTCCCTTGGAAGAGGGTGGTTTGTACGTTGACCGCAACAACCGAATCCGCAAGTGGAACGGTAGTGACTGGGAGAGCAAGTAATGAATGATGATGTTGATTACAGCAGCCTTCGTGAAGAGCCTGTCGAGGCTCCTGCTCCTGCCAAACCTGCCGCCAAAAAGTCCAGCGTAAAGTCGCGCAGTATCGTCAAACAGGATCAGCAAGCAGGTGTTGATCTTGCGCAGGTAGCTCAATCTGCTGAAGCACTGCAAGCCGCTACTCCTGATGTCGGCATTCCGTCTACTGTGACCAACACCCTTGGCGCAGTTGGTGGTGGCCTTGGCATCCTGAGTGCCTTGGGTGCTTTGTACAACTGGTCCAAGTCTCAGAAGGCTCCTGCAGAACCTCCAGTCAAGAAGCCTGACATGCGGGAAACTGTGTTTAGCCAAGCTGCTAAACCTCCTGCACAACCTGCGGCAGAAACTCCCAAGACTCCGATGGAGTTGCTCAAGCAACGCTCTGCCGAGATCAAGGCTGCAACTGGCGGTGCAAAGCCTCCTGTTGGCCCTACCTACAACGCTCCTGTGGCTAACGTGCCTGCAATGCCTCCTGTCGTTCAGCAGGCTCCAGCACCTGCTATGCCGCAAGCCCCTGCGCCAGCAGAAGTTGGTCCAACTACCGTGACGCAAGCCGTTGCATCTGGCAATACCGCACAAGGCATCCAGAAGGACCTGGCTCAAGAGTTGGACGCTGCAAGTGGCAAAGCACACCTGAACCAGATCAACTCCAACATTCTCCAGTCTGACGAGTACAAGTCTCTGGTCAAGCAGTTTGGCGAACCCACTCATGTGACTGGTTCTGGCATGCCTGCATGGGGTGGTCAGGGTCAATACACCCTTGATGAACTTCGTGCTGCCAACAAACGTCTGCCAAAGGGTGGTGAGTTCACCGACCTGACCAAAGTTCCTCGTGGTTCTGCAATTGTTCCGGGCGCGTCTTACTACGATGCATTGGCCAACGAAGTGCAAGGACGTGAGAATGCACAGCAAATCGTCCGTACGAAGCAGGCATACCCCTCATCGTATGACGAAGCAAAACAGTGGGCTGCTGACTTTGCCAAGGAAAAGAACCTGCCTGTTCGTAATGTCGAAGCAGGCGTGAAGCCACCAAACACCAAAGGCATCTTTGAGACTACTCGCTCTAGCGGTGGCAAGAAGGTTGTATTGGGTGGTGCTGCTGGTGCTTTGACCATGATTCCTTTGCTTTCCCAAGCTGCCGATGTTGCCAAAGAGGCTTCAAAAGGCAATACTGCTCCTGCAAAAGAAATGGGATTTGATTTGGCATCGTTGGCTGGTCTTGCTCAATTGTTTGGCGGTCCTGCTGCGATGGCTGGTAGCGCGATGATGGGCGGTCGTGGACTGAACACTGGCGAAGAAGCTGAACTTGCAAAGCGTTGGAAAAAAGGAAGCAAGACACCCGCTCAACCGACTATTGACTGAGGCTGAAATGACCGCTGAAGAACGTGCCCAATTAATTGCTGAAATAGCCGCTGCCATCGGTAGTGCGAGAAGTAACGAGCTTACTGAAGAGGAGCGCCAGTGGGTACGTTTGGCCATTGCTGCTGAAGCCCGTAAGATCAAGTTCCGTGATGCTGTGATCGAGAAGACCATTACCGGCCTGATTTGGTCTGGTGTTCT